CCCTATAGCCGGTCTATAGGGTGGTCTCCCGGTCGTCGCGATTAAAGCTCACGGGATGTTTCCACAGTTCAGGCTTGAAAGCGTATGGCCATTTGGCCTGCCCGCTTCTTAAGTTTCTGGGTGTGGTTCACGCTCTTTAGTCACCACCATCTCTGGGGTGCTAATTGCGTCGGTTGTTTGAGAAGGATTTACCGCCCTTCGACGTACCATTTCACTTCTCTTGGCTAGAGTTTAATTTGTAGTTTATTCTACGTGCCTCCTGGACACACTGAAGAGTCGAGGCTGAAACAGCGCAGGCCAGCGAGACGTCGCTGGGGCAGTGCCCGCTGTATGTGTTTCTGAGTCCCATCAACGCAACATTAAACATGTCGCAAACTGCCAAATTCCAATCTCAAGTGGCCTCTGGCCTACTCAATTCTGATTCGTTTGACTGGGCTGTGTTATTCACAGCAGCAGGCATACGCCGGGGTAAGTCACCCGACCATCTCCTGTTGGCGCTGGCGCAAGCTCTTGAAGAGCGAGCGGACGGTCCTGGCAGAGTGCCCGACAATACCATCGAGGCACTCTGCACGGCCGCCAGCGAAGCCCTGACTCTGCGGGGGGACCTCGGCGTCTCTGCTGCCTTCCGTTACCTCCGAGATGGCATCAAGCGAGCCTTGACCCATCTGAATAATGACAAAGTCCGAGCTGTGCTCGGGGCATTCATGCATGAAATCATGGATGCCGCCACTAACGTTATCAAACTCATCGGTGCTGGCATCAAGTTGATCTTTGCCCTGGTTGGCGAAGACCGTGTTATGTATCTGCTCACAGAGGCGGTGCGTTTCGTGGCTTCTTTCTTCCCCGAGATGCGTTCCCGGCCCAAGGCAGCTTGGGCCCCATTGTTTAGGAATTCTCGTTTTGCTTTCTCCCGGCTTGAGTACTTGCTTATGCAAGCCCCACCGATGGTCAAACAATCGCATGAAGAGCTTGGCGCGGCGGTTAAAGCCACGACGGATCTTATCAACTCGTTCATCAAGGATGACGAGAATAAGATCCCTAGTGACCAGACTTTCGTGCGACCCATCAGCGCCACCGTCGGCAAGACTCACCGGGCCCCTCAACAACTGATCGATGCCCTCAAGGGCACCCCCGTCGCCACCGAACTGATTGAGGATGGATTCCTCACAGAGCGTGCTGAGCTTTGGCTAAAGCGTGGTGCCCCTCAAGGCGTTGATCAAGCAGTTCTGGCTGATGAGGCCAAAATGGCAAACTCCCTTTCTCGGTATGTGCCTGCGGCACTCGAGTCTCGTCCCGAAGATTATGAGCTCGCCGCCCAGGTGGCACGAGCCATGTATGACCAGTTCCCAGATGCTTTCACGGCCCCGAAACTCTCTTCGATGAAGACCATCGCTAACGCCATGGAAATGCAATACTCCACAGGCATTCCTCTCCTTTCCACTTGGAAAAAGCGACGTGACTTGCTGCAGAATGGTGTCTTCGAGGCGATCCTACGCGCTGCCGAGCATTGCATCTCCACTGGCTCGCTACCTCAATCACTCTATCATGCTTTCCCGAAATCCCAGGTGGTGCTACTGACCAAGGCGCAGGCCAAAATGCGCACAGTTGTAGCTCAAGACCTACTCACCAAATTCATTGATGACTTCTTCCAGTTTGAACGTAACAAGCGCATCACTTGGGACTACACAGACCTTGGCTCAGGTTTGCCAATGAACGAGCCTCAACTGCTCCCGCTATTCGAGGCTGTGAACAGCCATGCACGTAAAATCGAAGGCGATCTCACCGAATATGATGCAAATTGTCCCAAGGTGGGTCAGACAATCTTGGAGGAGCTGATGTCTCTTGGGCTTGACTCTTCAATCCCTTACCGTGGCCAGATGGCGGCCGCCGTTCGCGCTCGTGTGGAGAACCTCCGTGACTCCTGGATCCTATCGCTCCCTAATGCCACCTACCTTCGGAAGAACCGTGGTGGTGCCACTGGTCAATCGGCCACAAGTTGGGACAACTCCTGGACTGTCAAGGGGTTGTTCATCTATGGGTGGTGCCGTGTGACAGGGAAGACCCCAGGGGAGTTTTTCAGCGAGAACACCCTTTACAACACGTCGGACGACAATATCTGGGGTTGCTCCACGCCTGGCTTCGACTTCCAGGCCTTGGTCCATTACATCGAGGAGCAACTTGGCCTCAAACTGACAATTGTTGAGTCCGAAGACATGTTCGGAATGTCCTACCTTGGTCGTCGTGTTGTTCGCCTCACACCGGCCCTCACCGCCGAGGCTGAGAATGCGATTGGACGGATTCATGGGGGTGTTGGGGTCATCTTTGAGGCGAACCGTATCATGCTGAAACGCACAGCCTTAGTGTCGGCAGCCGCCCGCCGGCCACCTATGGCTATGCATGAGCACTATCTCCTCAGCACCGCTGGGCACATGGTACTCACGGCTCACCAACCCCAGATCTATGATTGGCTCCTTTCTGATGCCAAGGCCTCATTCATGCGTGCCATGCGTCACCAGGGGTTGCACAGGGCCCACTATACCTTTGAAGACATCGCCGGTTTTGATGGGTTGCTGCGCCAGTCCACGGTCATTCCCTTGTCAGATGAAGCGACCAACAATCCCTCCTACCGGAAGTTTGCTCGCCTATTCAAATCGATGCCTTCATACGAGAAGGTGCTGCGTTTGCACCTCAACCCGCGAGACCCTTCTGCCCTCATCGGCGCGCAACGTGACGTAGGCCCTGGCCACGCATACAAATCCAAGGTTGTCAAGGCCCTAGGCTTAACCGAAGCTCTGAACCCTTATTACATGCCATTCTTCTACAATCTGTCTCGATTCCGACAGGGCATGTACATGTACGGCCGCCCCGCCATCAAGTACCTCATGCCAGAAGTGGCAGCCCCGATGTATGAGTCGATTGATGGGGTCAACTACTTGTATGAGCGGTTTATATTTGCCAAGACTGGTGGCAATCTGGTGGAGTTGGATGCACGTTGTCAGGTTGGTCCCTTCGCCGCGCTTTCCGACGTTTGGGGCTTCAAAACTCTCATCTCCACACAGGAGGGTGTGCGGACCGTGTTTGGGACGGACCACCCCCTCGACCTTCGCAATGCGCTGACCTGCAAGATGGCCATTGCCATGCTCTTGGTTTGGGGTTTCCAAGTCGCTGTCGAGAGCGGTCGGCATCTCTATCTCTTCGGCCTACTCGCCGAAATCTGGATCTTCTGGGTCTTCGACCTCCAGTCGGTGTACGCCGTCCTATCCATCTTGGTTTTCCTTGCCACGGCCGGCTCCTCTGTTATCCTGTCTTCCATGATCAAGAAGGAGCAAATCCCTCACATCAAGTCCATGGCCCTGCAGCTCGCCGACCTTGTGGATGACAACTGGCTCAACTGGATCCCCGTAGGCTATTTTGATGACCTGGTGGTTGCAACCGTGGAATGGATTGGAGCATTCATCGTGGCCATGAAGGGCATGCAGGAAGGTGTCCATCACACGGTGGTCAAGTCCAATCCCTGGCTGCCTCTCGCCGGGATGCTAGTTGCCCAGATAGGTGATTCGGTCTCCCTCACTTCTGGTACGGCCACTGGCAAGTCGACCTGGTTTATTGCTGCCCTGATCCAGAAGCTCAAGGGCGTGCACCCTGAGGCCACAATCTGGATCGCAACACCTTACAAGCACCTACGTGATTCTTTTCACCTCGGGGGGGCCGCCCCCGCCGAGTGGTTGGTCAAGTCAACCCACAAGAATCGCGCGGGCCCAGGTTCACGGGCCATCGTCGGCACATCAGGTCATATATATGGCATGCTTTCCCGCACTACCATCGGCACACATGACATCCTCGTGCTCGATGAAAGCCATCTCCAGGACCCTGCCATGGTCATGCTATTACTGACCGTGCCTGCAGATACCTTGGTCATTGCCATGACAGCGACTGCTGATATGACGCTGCTGTCTCGCATCCGCCATTTCCGCCATGTGCCATCCGGTTTCCCAGACAGGTTTGACAGGGTGATTAACGACCAAGTGCCCGCCACCTACTGGAAGGACATGCTAGACTACATCCATGCTCAGGACTTTCCAGACGCCAAGTTGGTCTTCTCTAATGCAATGGTGCTATTACCGACCATCCCTGAGGTTCTCTCCGCCACGGCCCGTGCCCTTGCCAGCGGCTTCAAGGCTTATGCTTGGTATGGTGGTGTGCCACCACCCAAAGAGCCATGCCTCGTGTTTTGCACCACGATTGGCATTACGGGGACTGACCTTCCATGGGCCCTGCTCCACTACGTCTCTACCGGGCGGGTCAATCATGTCACCGAGGAGGGTTCTAGCATCAGGAACACCACACGGGAGCAAGAAGTCCAAGGATTCGGACGCGTCGCACGTAAACGCGGTGGGTATGCCTGGCGCGCACGTGTCCCATATGGGACTCAACCGCTCTATCAGCCCCCGAATGCCGAGGTGCTCATCAATCACCCACTAGGACCAAAGCTACTCGAAGTCTACCAGATCACCAACACCGTCGTAGCTTGTCAGAACGCCATCGCTGGCATGCCGTGGGCAACACGGGACCAGATGACGTTTTTGAGACTCGGCCTTGATGGCACCTTGTACGACTTGCTTTGTCGCCTACGCCAATACTGCTCCCGTATGGTTGACCTCCGAACCTACCTGGCATACCTAGAGGGCACCATCGAAGAACCTGAGGAAGTCCGTGAAGTTCTCACCTGGGTCACTCTTCGCCGTCAGGTCCGACTTGACAGGGGCATGGTCTCGGATGATCACATACGGTCATTTTTCGAGGCGACTCCCATTAATGTCTGGACCACGGATGGCGTGTGTAATCGAGTGAGCCGTTTGCGGAACATTGCCGGCGCAATAGTTCCCTCGTAGGTTGCAGACCATTCAAGACCCTGCCTGTCCCTTTTCCACAAATTTCCTATTCAGTGACCGTGTCTTTTATTCTCCTTTAAATCGGGCTCAGCAGCGCGCTTAAATCCCGTCGGTGCAGCAGGGGACCGCAACCCGCCGCGGCACACATGGTCATGTGCCACACAGACTCGGAAGAGAAAACAAATAAAGGGATTCATGAGCACGGCTCGTCGCGCCGAATCCTCGCCCCTTACTTTGGCCGCAAGGGCATATGTTAAGGACAGCAAGAGTGCTCGCCCGCCCCCTGGACACACTGATGAGTCGGGGCTGAAATCTATCAGGAGGGCTGGCCGCCCTTGGTGCAGGCACCAATAGATATGTGTTTTAATCTTTTACAACTCTCCACATCACACCCTCAAAACCAACCAAAACATTACCAACCATGTCTGCTTATCACGCACTCCTCACTCAGATCTTCTCGATCCAAAATCCGTCTCATGCTGGTGCATGGGGCGAGGGTCTTCCACGGCTGGTGGCTGCCATCAACGACCTGCCAGCCGATGAACAAATCCCGCCTCTTTTCGACTCTCGCGACAGCCGACAGGAAGCTGTGGAGTGGGCCACCAACCCACACCCAGTAACCGGGCGGAAATACCGAGAGAGCCTATATCGCCCCAATGAAGCTGCGCTCCATTGCCGCGATGTGAATTACACCGGGTTGCACGGGTGCCACCCCTCTCTTCATGCGCTGTCATGGGAAGACCTACCCCCGCCGGCCTGGGCCAGCTCGGTTGTCAACGAAATCACCAACGCTATTTATGGGGAGCTCGCCGACCTGCCGGAGAACACCCCCTATGTCCTCACAGCTGCCGCTGGCCGGCCTATCCATCTCAACGACATCGAGGCCTCAATCCCCGAGATCCCGATTTTTGTTCTCACACTAGGCCCGAGCGATGATGCCCGTGAGAACGTGCATATTATCGACCTATCATCGTGGCCTCAACTCACTCCCAGGTCACTCGCCTTTTTTCGTCTTGCTCCAATCTTTGACGATCGCCTCAGCCGTTTCACTGCGATCATCGCAAACTCCGTCTGCTCACTTGGTGTTTATACGCCACACCTCTTGGGTGCCGCTAACGCCCACAAGCTCCTCGTGAGTTACAACGCCTGGGGCTTCAACCCCGTGTGCTTGCATTTGGCGGCCCTACCTTCCAAGGGTGATTGGCGTGAGCTGCGCCGGGCTTTCAATTCTCTCGTTGGTGTGGCTCATTGGGTTTATGGCGCCGATGAAATTGTCTGCCAAACCACAAAGTCATACACTTACATCGTGGAATCCCGGGACCTGTTTGCTCTTGAATTCTTTTACAAGAATACAGCGTACACATCCCGTGGTGCGATTGCCGGCGTGGACAACCCCAGCGGACACTCGCTTACTTACCCGAAGGTCGAAACATGGTGCGCGACCACCAGTCTCGAGTTGTCCCTGGCATTGCCTCGGCCAGTGACCCGCAAGCTATCAAATCCTGAATACGAGAAGGACGCAGTGTGGCGTGGAAAAGGCACAATCGACCGTGATTACGCCGCTTTGGAACCCATCCCCCCTCCAGCACCGGTCATCCCAATTCTCACAGGTCAAGGGTGGGTTGTGCCAGACGGGAAAGTCTGGCGATGGAACGAAACCAACCGAGGATTCCGCGATGTCAAGTATAAGGACCACGTGTATATCTGCACGCCTGACCCCATTTCCGACTTCACAATCAGCGAGCCTCGACCCGACCGCTCAGGATCTGGCGTCGCCTTGGAGATCACCAGATGCGTGGACATTCTCAACCACATCTTCCGGCCACACACCAAGTATTTCGTCACGGCCGGTGACGGCGCCTACCTCTCTGACATAGCGTTGGTCCAGCAGCGAGCAAAGGATTTCCAGGCAGATGAGGTCATCATCTTTGCTGGTCACGGTGCCAAGGGAGCTATCAACCATGACCTACCACCTGTGCATTTCATTGATGTTCCCTACATCAACAACAGTGGTCGTAGCATGATGTACTACAGATTGCTCCCATACATCGCTAACGCTCGCCCCGGCTGCCAGTTTGTGATTGGCAACATTCGCGCAGGAGACGCACCCCCGCTAGAATTGCGTGCGAAGTTTTGGGCTGCAAAGCGCTCTGTGCTGTCGTGGAATCAGTACCATCGCGGTCCAGTGATGAATGCTGCGCACTATGGTGTAGTGGGTGATCTTGACATCAAGACCGATCTCATCCACTTATTCACAGAGTTTGCGCACACCTATGGTCCTGACGAGCTGTACTTCTACAAGCATGACCCCGTGGTGGTGCGGCAAAGTAGCATCTGGGACTCGGTGGCCGTTCTACCGACCGCTTTCAAGTGTTGGCCACACGTGGCCTTTGTGCTAGAGAATGGTCAGGTCACTCGGCTCGTCCCCGAGGGGCGTGAGCACAAATACATCGTGCCAACCTCTTGCCCATTCGACCGCACGCCACTGATGTTCACACATCACAATTTCTCTGGGTACCAAGCTCGTTTCCTTGCTCTTCTTCACCTCAACACATCGTTCGCATCACCAGTCGACACCTTCGCTCTTACCATCGGCACCACAGGCGACCAAGTGCCCTACAAGTACATGGCCAAGCAAATCCGACGTTTCACCCCGCGCATCTGTCTCAGCCTGCACCTCAACAACGCGCAGGACGGCCGCACTCTTTTGGCCACGCTTGAAGGGAACGGGTCGTTATTCGACTCAGTTCAACCGTTCGGCCGTGGTTTTGAGATTGCCTTCCTTTTGGCAGAGCACTACCAGACGATCGTACCTCGGCAATTGTTCGCGCAATTGCCTGGCCAAACGCTCGTAGACCTGGAGCCCTCTCGCTTATTGACGAGGGGTGGCGAGGTACCGGGCAACCCACTACTCACCATTGGCCTAAAGGTAGCGCGCTGGCTTTCGTTTGGGTACCGCATCTCCGTCACGGCTGGGTTATGGCGTATGCCCCGGTCCGCAGACGGTGAGCACTCGCTAAGGCCCACCCCTCGGAAGCGTGGGCGCGTGCTCGTGCCAGGGTCATCAACTCTTGCATACCAGACCCCGGATGGCTTTGAACGACTGACGACCTATGACTACCGTGACCTGGCCGTTGACGAAGTGCATGCGACAGGCAACGGTACCATCGAGACTGCCAGATACCTTGGGGCCAAGGTCACTGCAATTCGTGATTGTGCTGACACCACATATCTGTCACCAGGGATCATCAATTTCTGGCCTGTCATCAACCCACTGCCAATCGCGGCTGCCGCCCCATTCGTATCCTTTTGGCAAGTCCTGGGGCACTGCTTCGCCCTGAACCCCTTCCGTGTTCTGACTGGTGTGTACACGCTGTTATCTCTTTATTCCTCTATGGTGTTCTCATGGTTGGCTATTGCCCTCACTCTTTGGTTTAAGGGGCGCCAGATCTTCTTTGGCCTAACCTGGGCCACATTTTTCTTCGGACAAACGAACATGCTGACAATCGTCCTAGGACCATTGTGTTTTGCGATCTGTATGGCACTAGCCTCCCACGTCGGGGTTATCCCCGTCAGTGTGGTGGCAGGGCGACTTGCGTACACTCATTTTGACCTGGCTGCACTAACCACTTTTGTCACAATCGTCCGATTCCCAATCACTCTGCCCCACCTTTTCGAGGCAATTACTGATGTCGTCGTCTATACCAACCAATCACGTGTGATCGTCGCCACTGTGTTGCCCATCATCCGCGGTGTCAACAGCACTCGCTATCTGGTAGTGCGGCCCTTCCAATTTTCCAGCGGATGGTTACCTCACGTCTCACTATGGGATCGGAGGACTGAACTCGAGCTGTCACTCGAGCCCACGCACTTCCGAGCCAAGATACCTCAGCGCGTTTTCTACCGATCAACACATGTGCCCGCCGACGAGCTGCAGGATGGGGCATTGGTCATACCGATACCCAACCTCTACTATGCCACCAAGATCCCAGGGTTTAAATACCTCCCGTTAGGGAACTGCTTCATGGTCATGGCATCTTACGGCCACATAGGTCTCGCGTTCCCACTGTTGTTGCTATTCTGGAAACTGGCAGGCTTGCGCTTATCACTGGCGGTGGCATGGTATGCACTGGGGCAATCCCTTGTCACCCTGTGCATACGACTACACCAGTTATGAGCGGACCACCAGTCAGATAGCCCTTGGCTATGGTGAGCAATTGACGACAATGTAACTTCTACCAACCACAAAACCCACCAGATTAAACGAAAATAAAATTGGGATTCATGAGTACGGCTCGTCGCGCCGAATCCTCGCCCCTTACTTTGGCCGCAAGGGCATATGTTAAGGACAGCAAGAGTACTCGCCTGCCCCCTGGACACACTGAGGAGTCGGGGCTGAAATCTATCAGGAGGGCTGGCCGCCCTTGGTGCAGGCACCAATAGATATGTGTATCTGGTCTTTCACAATCTCTACATCACATCTTCACAATGGAATTTTCCGCACAAGGTTACCAATCTCATGAGCACTACACCCGGGCTTGGCAACAGGACCGGCTCAATGAGGCCGCGAACATGTACCATCTGACACGTCTTGTGTGCCAGTGTGGGCGTCTCACCGAGTGTGAAGCACCAGGGCCACAGGCAGGGGTTACCCCCCCTTGTTCCTGTGGGCTCCCGATAGCTGCACCCGGTGATCACCAAATAGCACCAAATATGACGCTACTCCGGGCTGGCAACGGTTTGGCGTCCCAGCAGGTTGATCCTGCCATCGAATACGGGCACACCAGGGTGGCCCCAATCCTCAACTTAAACCCCACCGGCGAGCAAGATTTCCACGTCACTCGCCATTTCTGGATAACCGCGACGGAATTCGTCACGGTGCGCTTCAAGCAGTGCACTTATCAGGAAGAGGTTGTCACGTGGCTGATGCGCCATTGGTGGGTGTGGCGCCTCGAAGGCGCCACTTTTCGATACATGCTGCAAGAGAACTTTGCAGCAATTAATTCTGTGTTCTTTGCCGGGGTTGGCCATTATGCAGGGCCACGCATATTCGAGGCTGGGTTCGAATTGTTCCGCGGCATGATCACTGCAATCCGTTCAGGCACTCTGCCCTGGATGCGGCCGCTAGACATCGACGACCCTGTGAGACCGCGTATCTTTGAAGCCGGTGCCCCAGTGGCATTCGTGCCACCTCCTGGGACGACCCCAAACGAGCGCTCGCGCATCTACGGGTGGAGAGCCGTGTGCCAATGGTGCATCATGGTGGCCAACAATACCACCACAATCGCGTCACCCCTGGCACTCCACGACATGGATGCTTACAGACTGGACCGCGTGAGAGTGCCAGCCAATATGCCAGATGAATTCCTCCATGGCACGGATAACTCCATGACGACCGCCTTCAACCAGGTCTTCACTTGGCCAAATCCTTGCTGGCGACCGGCGGGTCTTCAGTTTTCTGACCAGGGACGCCAAATCCAGATATTATGGATGAAGCGACTTGCTGTGTACACGTTGAAGATCAACAGCTCACCACAATGGGAAGGCACCATGGCGTCTTTTAAAATCACTTGAGGGGGATCAATAGATGGCCAACACCACTCCAGGTGGCAACCACCGTCCCCCTCAGGCGAGAATATCACCCCAATCCCAATTTGACATGGTTCGTAGGGATGCTTGCCTTGCTGCTTGCACCTCAAATCGAGGTGGACATGTGAGGGACATCTGCCTGGTTAACTGGGCCGTAAATAAGGCCTAAGGGAGTAGCGCCCCACCAGAATGCATAAAAGTAGCTCTGTAGATCGCGTACATTCAGGTCTGTGACCAGTCTGTAGGAAGGGGCCCGCCAAACGGGACTGACCAACTATAAGTCGATCGGCTTAAGCGCAGCCTAAACAGCTGCGGGGTAGAGTGCCTCTAACGAGGGACTGCGAGCACATGTGGAGAATTAAAACCACACATGATGCATTGAACAATGACATCCCATATCCTCCCATAGCACGTGGGCGTCTTACGGTGAGGCCTAAAAGGCTCAGGGATTGGTAGTCTCTGAGATCGGTTCGTCCGATGTCTTACAACCAAACGCAGGTGGGTCCGTGGGTCAAGATGGAGTTGTTCGGCCTGGCGCCATCAGTTACCTGTCTATCTTAGATTTCCTTTCAATTCCTAGATTCCATTCGTAACTCGAAAGCCAACTGAGGCAGGATCGCCTAGGTAGTGCACCTAAGATGGCATCCCGTAGGACTCATCACCTAGCAAGTGCTGCGAAAGGTGATGTAAGCACAAGGGGAGTCGGGACCCCTTTATTCTGAACAAACAATGCGGCGGCCTATTTATAAAACCGCCAAGAGAGTGCAGCAGGAGACTCGGTGGGGTGTGTTATTTCTTATCACCCCAAGCCTATCCGCCGTGCAGCAGGGGACGAACCCGCCCGGAAACCAATGCCGGTAATGACACAGGCCAAGGCAAGCACGGAGTGCTTCCCCGGAAAGCAATGCCGGTCATGACACAGCAACCATTGAGGTTCAAGGTCATTGGCGGAGCCTCTCAACGAAGTTCGCCCTGGTGATACACTACCCGGCCGAGCCGGATGGAGCCCACAGTATTGGGTCCAAATAACCTAGGTAATCCAAGGTCGTCTTGATACAACACTGGTTCTTCGGCGTACTTGCAATTCAGGTTGCACCGTCACGGAGACAGGGGAGCCCTAAGCGTTAGGAGGGTCCTGCTTGCCCGAAAGAGAAGGGACGTTCGCCGTGTTCACGGCAGATAAAATACGAGGTCTGGTACACCTACGAGAGCGAGAGTCTCCTCCCAGTGAGAGAAGCATGACTCCCAGAAAAACAACAAATAAGGATTGCTAAGATCTGACCGGTACGGTAAAAGGCCGTTTGAAGTTCGCAAAGAGACTTCCGGAATGACGATCAGCCCATCCACTAAACTGAGTTGTTCTAAGAGGTAGCCCCTGGCGTTGGAAAACACACTGCGATTACATCAACGTGCCTCGCTTAGCCAGGTAGGAGACCGCCTCTAGGGCACCATGTGAAACGTGGCCACAACGTTGGGGATCCGGGAGCCACGCAGGAGGTTCTGCCCAATGGCACGAAGCATGGAATCTGGGTGAAACCCAGTTCAGGCCGAAAAAACACGTAGCCTTCATCACGCACAGCTAGTGAAACCACAGACCATTAGTTATGAACCAATCTCCTCAGAGCCCCTAAGATAGAAGGAGACCTAAATAAGGCGGAGATAAGGTCAGGCAGAACCTGAACCTTGTGGGAAGTGCTGCCTCTATTGAGGGCTGGGGCCAATAGGAACCCTGTACTCTTTAGCCAGCGAACCACACCACATGGGTCCGGACGCCATTGAGCGAGCCGGGGGGTCTATGTGGGTTCTCACACGCTTTTGCGGTTGACTGTTCGAAGGAATAGCCAAAAGGAGAGGTGCTCATAGCGCACAGTTAGTGGCGGAGCGTCAAGTTAGTGATGGTACTAAGCGTGCCATACAAAACACAAAACAAACACAAAACATCTCATATTCCATATTTTCATATCTCGTATTCCATATTTTCCTTTTCCATTTCTGCGTCACACACTGAGGAAAATCGCGTGAAACGGCGGGACCGTCTGTGTGCTGTATTTGTCATAACAACTCACAAACCCCAAACATCTCAAATGTCTTCCACTCTCACTCACATTCGCATCCCTTTCAAGGGCATCACAGGCATCGCGGCCTACAACCGCTCTGTCAGCCTCACCCTCAAAAGTGCTTTCACTCCGACCAACTGGGTGGAAGTACACAATCTCAGCTCTCAGGAAGAGCTTTTCTTCGCCCAGAAAGTGATGGATCACTTCTGGGTTTGGCACATCGAGCAGGCGAGCCCTGCATACATAGAAGGGGAACTACAATTCCTCAAAGCAAGGGCCCAGTTGGTGGCCTGGCCAGTACCCGAGGAGCGCATGAAATGGGTGTGCTCCGTTATCGAGGGATCGTATTGGTCAACTATCGGTATGACCAACTACAATTGCACCGAGACCGACTACGTCACTCGGGCAAACCCACTTAACGGGACACCATACCGGTTTCCCCCTCCCCCAGCAGCGGCAACTCTGTCTAAGGGACAGCTCAAGCAGGCTCGCAAGCAGGCGATGGCCAGTATGGCTGTTGGGAGGGCTCACGTCGGCAAGAAACGCTCCGACGATTTCTGTCCAGGCGACCTATACTTCGAGGAGGCCTGCAACTACGTGGCATCCCCACGTGGCTCTAAATACCCGGGGCAGGTACCCACAAAATTCTATTTCGGCGGCGAGCCTGTATATATGGTCGACCCACTCGACCAATATAAAGGCGACAACCTGACAATGCGCCAGGTGGGCTCCTCGGGCATGGAGGACTATAACCGCGGGTTGGTTATAGACCTCGACTACGAGACCATCTGGGGCAAGGACACTGTGTCTGGCTTGCACCTCACGCAGTTGGCCTGTCTCACAGGCCAGCTGCGCTGGGTTGGACCGCGAGTGCCCGAGTTAGGTCTCACGCTAGAGACCTGTCGAACATTATATTATCTCGGATGGTTTGACCTGAGCGACATTTGCATGCACATCAGGCCATCTGAGATAGGTCGCGACTCGATCGCCAACCTCGAAGTCACGGAACTCCTTGCCGCCCCAATCGGGCAGGACAATCTGATCCTGCCAGAACTGGATGTGGCATTTGACTCGCACACGGAGGTCCATAACAGCACCTGCTTCTGGAACGAGTGCACCCCAAAGGGTGAGCTCGACTGGGCAGGATACTGTGGCACCCCTTCCCGCCACTACGGAAACTTCGTCCGTTCGCTCTATGCCCGAGCGGAGAAGTCGCTCCAGTTGATACACTCCAACTGGATGGATGGTACGGATGGCTGAAAAGCGACCGCCACCCACGCAAACGGGTTGAGTTTGAAAAGAGTTTCGTTTCTTGTTTCAAAGAGGAGTGGCCGTTCGCGTTGCGCGGTTACAATAAATGTACGACCTGGTAATTAGTGTTCGACTCACTATCCCAAATGGTTCAGGAGCATCCACAAAATCCTTCAAGTTATTTTCTTTCCTTGATTGGAGGGTCAATCCGGTGCGTTGCAACTCGCAGCCGGTAAGTCCCTCTTCCTCTCCTCTCTCTTTCATTTCATTCTCTCCATTCTCAATCCTGTGCAACCTCCAATCCCGGATCAATGATCGGTGGTATTAGTCCCATGAAGACATCGTTTTGTATCTACGACTTTCGTCTGAGCCGATGGCAGCATGCTTCTTCTTGCAGCCGGCCATTAACCGACATACCAACCCCTCCTCACGGATGATTATCTAGCCTAAGCGTCGGAGGAATGTCTAGATCACTATACGTTCATCGGGCCGAGGGCTGGTGAAAGCTTCCGTCTAAGGGAGCCTATGCA